TACTGTTGATCCTAATTATATTGGACAACCAGATCTTAGAAACTGGGCTGACCAAGGTGTCTTATTATTAAACACAGCACTTACTACTACAATAGGTAAGCCTGGTAGTCACCAACTACTATGGAAATCTTTTATAGTACAAGTACTAGATAGTTTAATATGGGAGAAACCTGGGTTGATCTATGTTTTTTTAGGTAAGAAAGCGCAAGAACTTGCGGATCTTATACCTGATAACAACTATAAGATTATGGTTAGCCATCCAGCTAGCGCTGCTTATAACAAAGAATCAGAGTGGGATTGTAATGACATGTGGAATAAGATAAACAAATACTTAGAACAAGATGGACAACAACCAATATCCTGGTAAAGTAAAAGTGTCTGCATCTATTGATGTTAGATTTGGAGAGATGTGGTTTGAGGTAGAAGGTAAAGGTAAGATAACAGTTAGAGACAAATGTCTTTATGATGCCTTATCTAGATTTGATATCAAGATGGACCGCGCAAAAGAAATAGTTAAGATTATTGCTAATGACATAGCAAGTTGCCGTAACTATTATATTGATTTATGTGACTATAGAGTAGCCTATGAAGAAGAAGGAATTGAGCATTCTGAAACAGAATGTTGACAGTTATGTTAGAGATCTTAACACCAGTATTAATGCTGCTGTAAATAAGTTCTTTGCTCAAATGACTGCAATCACTGATGCAGATTTAAAAGGTGAGGCTAATATACTACCATGCACTGTAACATTTGAAGAGTTGGTTAATATAGTTGAGGAGTTGTATAACAAGGAGAAACCTTTTACTACTAATCTAACAAACAAGATTAATCGCGTATCTTTGATAAGGCAGATAACCTATCATATAGGTTCTAATATGGGACATAGTTATAACTATATGTATACCTCATTGAATAATATGTATGGTGGTAAGGTAGTTAAGAACCATTCTACTATTGATCATAGTGTTAATAAGATTAATGATCTTATGTTTATCAATGATCCTAAGTGTATGACTCTTAGAAACCAGATAATAAATGCTGTAGCTAAATATGTAGATAAACAAGAACATGAAGGAAACGTATGATATACTTGCCAAGTCTGGCATTACACCTAATGCATTCTATGTGCTATGGTGTGTATACTATAAAGAAAAATCTTATATACCTAAGGTTAATTTAGACTTAAGATCTTTAGTATCTAATGGATATCTAGATGCTTCTTATCTTGTTACATCTAAGGGTGTTGATCTTCTGGCTGCTGTGGAATCAAAGGTTATTACAAAACCTGTAGCAGTAAATGATCAGTATTATGATGAGTATCTTTCTATATTTCCTAAAGGTAAACTACCTAGTGGTAAGCCTGCTAGGGTAAACAAGAAGAACATTGAAGAATCTTTTAAGTGGTTCTTTAAGAACTATACGTATGACTGGGATACTATCCTACGTGCAACATTTTATTATGTTGAGGCATATGAGAAGACCAACTATATGTATATGAAAAACTCTCAATACTTTATACGCAAGCAGAACACGGACAAGTCCTGGGATTCTGAGCTTGCTAATTACTGTGAGATAATTATTAACGGAGATGATGAGCCAGAGAGTTCACATTTCTCAGACAAAGTAGTATGACGCAAAGAGGATTTGAGAAGTTAATTTTACAAATATTAGCATCTATATTGTTAAGTGTAATAGCATGGACAGTTATTAATAATTTGATTGTACCTGTTAGTTTTTTAAGGTACATTCTTATTGAAGTCCTATTGCTTTTTACATTTAGATTTTATATATTTGTTGCTACTGCTATACAAAGAATAGCAGAATAATCCCTAAATTTAATGACCAAGAAAAAAGAAGATGTAAATCTTCCCTGGAATAGTCAGCGAGAAGGTTTCCTAGACTCACTGAACTATATGAAGGGTAGAAAAGAAGGCCACATCAAAAGCCTGAAAACTCCTTGGGAAAAGTTTAATGATGCTACAACTGATGGTCTGGAATGGCACTCCATGACTGTTATAGGTGGACGACCTGGTAGCGGGAAAACTCTGATTAAAGATCAGATAATACGTGAGGCATTTGTACTAAATCAGGGTATGAGCTTCCGTGTGCTAGAGTTTCAGTTTGAGATGCTAGCAAGAACAAGTGCCATCAGAGAATACAGTAGTGTACTTGGTAAATCTTATAAGTACTTATGTAGTGCTGATGGCAAACTAACTGATGATGACTTGAATATCTGTTATCAGCATGCTGTTAAAAGAGTTAAGTATCCTATTGATGTAGTAGAAAATCCTATAACTGTTAATGAGTTCAAGGAGATTATACATACATATATGGATCACCACTCTTTTGAAGGAGATGATGGAAAGCAACAACACACAAAAACTATTGTTACTTTGGACCACTCACTCCTGTTAAAGAAAGCACCGTTTGAGAAAGACAAGTATGACAGTCTATATAATCTTGGTGAAGCTTTAACAGAGCTTAAAAGATTATATCCAATTGCCTTTATTATTCTCAGTCAACTCAATAGAAGTATTGATAGCCCTGAGCGTAGTGAAGATGGTAAGTATGGTAACTATATCTTAGAGTCTGACTTGTTTGGTGCAGATGCACTATTGCAACACGCAGATACTTTGATTGGTATCAACAGACCAGGTAAACAAAAGATTAGACAATATGGTCCTGATAGATATATCATTGAGGACGATAGAGTTTTAGTCTTACACTTTCTGAAATGCCGTAATGGTGATAACCGTATGAGTTTTTTCAGAGCAGAATTTGAAAGGATGCGTATCACAGAAATGGACACGCCTCCAAAAGCAGAACGTAAAACATTAAAATGAGTATAAGTACAGTAAACAAACCCGAAGACACAAGGGATAAGATTGCTAAGCTTAGAGAACATCATCAGCCATTGCTTGATGCACTTGGAAAATCTGATGCATTGTTTATTCCTAAGTTAGCTTATGTCCCAAAAGGTAAGGATGAGGCTCATGTGAGTTTCTTTCTTGGAGAATTGAAAAAGCAACAGGATGTCTACATGGAATTCGCTAGCAAGGAATATGAGAGCGAGGATCCAGAGAGAACATTATGGTTGTGGAAGTATAACCAGTTCTGGGAAGAGGAGTATGAAAAGACTGAGCCAATGGCTAATGGTCAAGTAAGATATCTTGTTCCCGTTTCTGAATTGATTAAGGTTAATGCTCCTGATAAAAAAGAACCAGCTAAACAACTTAGTGTTGAGTTCTTCAAGGACATGATGGATCCTAACACAGATGCACCTATAGATCAACTTACTATAAGAGATCTTGCAGCAATCTTGTTAAAGAAACCTGTTAGTCAAAAGAAGTGGTTAAATGAAATTGTAAAGTAATGGAAATCAAATTGCCTACTGCAAAGGTAGCGGCTGAGGTTAGTAGCCCCCGCAACCTGATTATTTTTTCAAAGCCTAAAACTGGTAAGACTACATTGTTATCTCAACTAGATAACTGTCTTATATTAGATTTAGAGAAAGGTTCTAAATATGTTGATGCCCTAAAAATAGAAGCAAGTTCTGTTGAGGAGATTAAGCATATCGGTAAAGCCATTAAAGAAGCTGGTCATCCATATAGCTACGTAGCTGTAGATACAATCACTGCATTAGAAGAGATGTGTATCCCATACGCTGAGGAGTTATATATGAAGACCCCTATGGGTAAGAACTGGTTAACTGATGGTAAGCCAAAGTATAGCACTATACTTAGTTTGCCTAATGGTGCTGGTTATCCTTATCTTAGAGAAGCTTTCACAAAGGTTGTGAATTATATTCAAACCTGGGCTCCTAGAACTATACTAGTAGGACACGTGAAAGATACTGTGTTGGAGAAGAATGGCTCTGAGTTTAATTCATTAGACTTAGATCTTACAGGTAAGCTTAAAAGAATTACCGCATCTAACTCTGATTCTATTGGATATTTATATCGCAAAGGCAAGAAGAATATCTTAAGCTTTAAAACTTCTGATGAGATTGCCTGTGGTGCTAGACCAAAGCACTTGCGTGATGAGGAAATAGTTCTATCAGAACTAACAGAAGAAGGTGATGTAATTACTCACTGGGATAAAATTTATATTGATTAACCTTAAGAAAAATGATAAGTACAAAAAACATCGGAGGTGACTCAGCTGGTAGCGGAGTACCTAAAACATTGCAACCTGGAAATGTAACTGCAAAAATCAATGGTATTAAATTAGAAGCAAGCCGCTTTGATGCGAATGCCTATAACATGGTACTAAGTTTAGAAGGTGAGGACCAAGGTTCTGACTTTGAAGGCTTTTGGATTAACAAAGATGATGAGTCTTTGGGTCGTCACAAAGGTCAAGTAGGTCGTGTGCGTCTTAGTGAGTATGCTTACCAAGATGGTACAACCAAGACTGGTATTAAAGTAAGCCGTGATTATGATATCTTACGCGCTGTACAAAACTTATGTAAGGCTGCAGATTGTCTAGCTTGGTTTGACAAGCAAGATAATCAACACGAGACTATTGAAAGTTTGGTTGAGCAGTTTGAGAAAGATGCACCATTTAAAGATACCTTCCTTAACTGGTGTCTTGGTGGTAAAGAGTATCAAAACAAAGATGGTTATACTAACTATGATTTGTTTGTAGTAAGACCAGGTAAAGGGTTTTATGCTTATGAGAACAGCAACACTCCTGCTGATAAGAGCAAGCTTATTAAGTTTAACTCTGACCTGCATGTGAAGAAGAAGCGTTCTGAAACTGTTACTTCATTTGGAGATTCTGAATTAGGTGGTAATGTAACTACCTCATCTTCAGTAAGTAATGATTTTGAGCTATAATAGTTCTTGTTATTGAATTAAAAGGGGAGTATATTCACTCCCCTTTTTAATCTCATTGTGTATGATAAGTACAAAAGCTTTAGCATCAGATCCTCATAAGGTACCATCCTATTGGGTATTTGAATATTATTGTAATTTACCTGAAAGATTATCAGGTCAAGATGTAAAAATAAAATCTGTATTTAATTCTACAGAGCGTACTCCAAGTTTTTGTATTTATATGTATAAAGATGCCTACCATTTTAAGGACTTCAGTTCTGGTAAGGGTGGCAATGCATTACAGTTTGTTAAAGACTATTTTGATTTAGATGTTTCGGCAGCTGCAGGCAAGATGGTCAAAGACTATAACGAGTATGTGATGACCGGTAAGAGAGAGGATGATATCAGAAGCTTTAAACAGCATGCAAAATATCAAGTCGAGTCCTTTATTAAAAGAGGCTGGACTAAAGATGATGCAGAGTTCTGGACAAAGTATGGTATTACTTCTCAAATACTAGAAAAGTATAATGTAATTCCTGTGGAATCTTATACAATGTCTAAGGGTAACAAAGACATACTAGTCATTAGTGGTAAAAACATATATGCATATACAAGACTTGACGGTACTGTGTATAAGATCTATCAGCCTAAAGTTGCTGACCATAAGTTTCTTAAGGTAAAGAATTATATACAAGGTACTGACCAGTTAAAATTTGATCAGCCTAATCTAGTTATCTGCAGTTCTCTAAAGGATGCA